TCGTTATGGAAACAGAAATGCCTATAAGTATGGTGAATGACTTAAACGATTACCTTGATGAATATAAAGAAGATCAAGATAAAAAATCATTAGCTAATACTTTAGTAGGACAAATATCCCAAGGCGAACAGTTACTGATGGATAATGACGAACCTAGAGTAAAAGAATATTCTGATTTTATCTGTAGTCTTGGTGCTGATTACATAAACTTTTTTAACAATAACACAGGTTCTCGCCTTTCTTCTCCAAAGGCAGTAGCCATCGATGAAACATGGTCAGTACATAGTTATGAAGGCGACTATAATCCAATCCACGATCATGGAACAAAAACCATAATGGGAATATCTACTACTGGTTGGACAAAAGTACCCCAACAAATATTAGACCAACCTACTGCTGGGTCGCCAAACTACTCCTTATGTAATAAAGCCAACTGTAGGAAAACTATTAGTATTCCCTTCTTGGTTACAACACATGGTATATCCCTTTAAAGGTGAGGGCGAAAGAAGAACAGTAGCATCTAACCTTAATTGTTGGGATGTGAAAGAACAGACAACTCAGGAGGTACAACAATGAGTATATGGAAAAAAGTAGTAAATTTTTGGACAGGCACAGAAGAAGTTAAAGTTCGTGCTAGAACCGAAGAAGGCAAATTTGTAGCTGACGATAAGGACACTCCAGATGTAAATGAAGCCTACACTACAAAAAGAGTTAAATCTAAAAAGAAAAAATAAATGACTAATGGCATTAGAAAAATTTATACTTCGACCAGGAATAAACCGAGAGGGTACAGACTATTCTAATGATGGCGGATGGTTTGATGCCAATTTTGTACGTTTTCGTAAAGGCCTCCCCGAAAAAATAGGCGGATGGGCTAAAGCTACTTTAAATACTTTTGTAGGAACAGCTAGGTCCTTACATCCTTGGGTAGATCTAGCCCTTACTAAATTTCTTGGTCTAGGGACTACTTTTAAATTCTACATAAAAGAAGGAGATAATTTTTACGACATAACGCCGTTAAGAAGTACAACCGCTGCAGGGGATGTTACGTTTGCAGCTACTAATGGCAGCTCTACAATTACCATAACTGACACAAGCCATGGTGCAGTTACTAATGATTTTGTAACTTTTAGCGGGGCATCTAGTTTGGGTGGAAATGTGACTGCTGCAGTATTAAATCAAGAATATCAAATACTTTTAGTTACAGGCGCAAACACTTACACCATAACTGCTAAAGATACTTCTGGAGCAACAGTAACAGCAAACGCTAGTGACAGCGGTAATGGTGGTAGTTCTGTTGTTGGTAAGTATCAAATCAATGTAGGGTTAGATAGTTATGTAGAATCTACAGGTTGGGGCGCAGGCACATGGGGCGCAGGCACATGGGGAGCTGCAACTGCTATTACAGATGCAAACCAATTAAGAATTTGGTCACAAGATAATTTTGGAGAAGATCTTGTTATAAATGTTAGGGCTGGCGGTATATTTTATTACGACACAAGTGCTGGAACTTTAGGCACAACAAGAGCGACAGCATTAGCTGATTTATCAGGAGCGAACCTAGCTCCGACTAGAGCCTTACAAGTATTAGTTAGTGATATAGATAGACACGTTATTTGTTTTGGGGCAGATCCAATATCAGGCAGTTCACGGTCAGGAACATTAGATCCTATGTTGATAGCTTTTAGTGACCAAGAAAACGTAACTGAGTGGGAACCTTTACCTACAAATACAGCAGGGTCTTTACGATTGTCCGCAGGATCTTCAATTGTTGGAGCAATTAGAGCTAGACAAGAAACTTTAGTGTGGACGGATACTTCTTTATATTCGTTAACTTTTGTCGGTCAACCTTTTACATTTGGAGTTAATTTAGTAAATGAAGGGGTTGGACTAATTTCTCCTAATGCAGCTATAAATTCTCCCAAAGGTATTTTTTGGATGGATAAAAAAGGTTTTTATAATTACAACGGACAGGTGCAAGATATACCATGCACCGTTCAAGACTATGTGTTCAGTGACTTTAATGAAGGCCAGTCTTTTCAAGCATTTGGTTTTTTAAATAAAGAGTTTGATGAAGTAGGATGGTTCTACGTATCAAGCAGTGCCTCTGTTATAGATAGGTATGTAGTCTATAACTATGAAGAACGTGTTTGGACTATTGGCCAGCTTAATAGAAGCGCATGGGTAGACGAAGGTATATTTGATAGTCCAATGGCAACTTCATCAGGATATTTATACAACCATGAAACAGGTAATGATAATGATGGATCTCCTATGGATAACGTATTTATAGAGTCGAGTGATTTTGCATTAGGCAACGGTGAACAATTTCAATCTATTAGCAGAATCATACCCGATATAAAATTTACAGGGAGCGGTGGCTCTGGCCAAACAATTAATTTTGTCTTAAAACAAAGAGACTTCCCAGGAGATAGTCTTGTTACTGAATCTACAAATACTTGCACCAGTTCTACTACTAGGATAGATACTAGGCTTAGAGCAAGACAAGCAGCTTTACGCATAGAGTCCGATGATGATAATAGCGAAGGAGCTCGTCTTGGTGTAGGTTTTAGAGTAGGGGCCACTCGTATGGATCTTAAAGTAAATGGCAGAAGATAATGAGTAAACTGTTAGAAACCAAATTACCTGTAGCTATTGGAGAAATATCTCCTGAAACTTTTAACAGGCTTGTAAGAGTCCTAGAGCTTTCTTTAAATAAAGTAGACATAGATTCTACTTTATCTGTAAATGAAACTCAGCGTAACGAAAATAAGTTTCAACAAGGCGACATTATTTGGAATTTATCTGCAGAAGAATTACAACTATGGAATGGTGAAGAATGGATAAGTTTATACGAGCGAAGAGAATTTGGCGTAGAGGGTGTAGCTTCCTTGGGCAAAGTTACGGTATCTACAAACGGAACGACAACAATAAAAATATAATGGATAAAGATCAGTTATTAAAAGAACTTATGTTAGACGAAGGTGTTATTCATGAGATTTATAGGGATCATCTTGGATACCCTACTTTTGGTGTAGGTCATTTAATAACAGAAAAAGACAAAGAATGGGGCCTCAAGATGGGTACGCCTATATCAAAAGAAAGAGTCAAAGAATGTTTAGAGCAAGATGTAGAAATAGTTTGCTCAGAGTTAGACAAGAATATGAAATGGTGGAGAGATCTTAGCGATGCGAGACAACGTGTCATGGCTAATATGTGTTTTAATTTAGGCTATCCTAGACTTAGTAAATTTAAAAACTATCTTGCAGCTGTACAAGAACAAGATTGGGAAACAGCAGCCGAAGAAATGTTGGATAGTAAGTGGGCTAGACAAGTAGGAGATCGAGCAGTAAGACTACAAACGATGATGTTAGATGGCTAAAAAAACTAAAAAGAAAAGAAAGAATGTGTCAAACTATAAGAAAAAACTAAGGAGACCATAATGAGTCTATACGAAAATATACATAAGAAAAGAAAGTCAGGACGAAAAATGAGAAAGAAAGGTGCTAAAGGTGCGCCAAGTGCTCAAGATTTTGCCAACGCAGCAAAGACAGCCACAAAGATGCAAAGTGGCGGTGTGTTTATGCCAGGCAAGACAATGGTGCAAAGTAAAGGTTGCGGTGCAGTATCAAACGGTCGCAGGAAAAAAACTAAATTATCATAGGAGAAAACAATGGCAAAAAGATTGTCCCCTAAACAAAAAAAGATAGCTAGAGTAGCTAAGCCTCGTAATAGAATTACAGGAGCAGATTTTAAAAAACTAAGAAAAGGAAAGAAAAAATAATGGCTACAAGGACTGCAAAAAAGAAGACAGCTAGAAAATCAAAGAAGAGCGGTGCTAAGCCTACTAATCCAGCTTTGTATTCTAGAGTAAAAGCCGAAGCTAAAAAGAAATTTAAGGTCTATCCTTCTGCGTATGCTAATGGCTGGTTAGTGCGTACGTACAAGAAGCGTGGAGGCAAGTACGCATAATGGCTAAGCCTAAAGGCGGACTAACCGCATGGTTTGGAAAGGGACCTAAAGGTGATTGGGTGGACATCGGTGCACCTAAGAAAAAAGGTAAGTTTCAAGCTTGTGGTAGAAAGTCTGCTAAAGGCAGTAAACGTAAGTATCCAAAATGTGTACCAAGATCGAAAGCTAAAAGCATGACGGCAGGACAAAGAAAAAGCGCAGTAAAAAGAAAGAGAGCAGCGGGCAATCCAGGAGGGAAACCTACTAATGTTCGCACCATAGTAAAGAAGAAAAAACCTGTAACTAGAAAAAGAACAACAACTAAGAGAAGAAGACGTGGCACGAAAAAAAGCTAAACCAATACGCAAAACGACTGGTAAAGGCGGTAACTATCGTCCTACCAAGAAAGGTGCAGGCATGACTAAGAAAGGTGTAAGAGCCTATAGGAAAGCCAACCCTGGATCAAAGTTAAAAACTGCTGTAACAGGTAAAGTTAAAAAAGGTAGCAAGGCAGCTAAAAGACGTAAATCTTATTGCGCAAGATCATTAGGTCAATTAAAGAGAAGCTCTGCTAAAACTAGAAACGATCCTAATTCAAGAATTAGGCAAGCGCGCAGAAGGTGGAAGTGTTAATGAAACTAGGTATATTAAAAAATCTTGTAGGTACAGTAGCTCCAACAATAGGAACCGCATTAGGCGGGCCCATGGGTGGTATGGCTGCTAATATGATTTCAGAAGTATTGGGCTGTGATCCTGAACCAAAGAAAATACAAAAAGCTATGGAAACAGCTACGCCTGAGCAATTGGCGGAGCTAAAGAAAGTAGAGTCAGACTTCGAAGTGCAAATGAAAAAACTAGATATAGATCTATTTGCACTAGAAACAGCGGAAGTACAAGATGCACGAAAGAACTTTAGCAAAGACTGGACAGCTAGAATAATAGGTATATTTGTTGTAGGAGGCTTTATGGGGTATATATTTTTAGTAACCTTACAACCTCCAGAACAGAACTCAGAAGCCTTGATAAACCTTGTATTAGGCTATCTTGGTGGTTTAGCGAGTGCTATTATATCTTTTTACTTTGGGGCATCGAACAAACAAGACAACGAATAGAAAAAACGATAATATAGAGGGCATTATGGCAGTAGACTTTAGTTTTTTAGACG